ATGATGTTCATGTTCTCGCGCTCAAAGCGGCGTATATAATCAGCGAAGTTCACCTTCAGCAGCATGTCCTCCCGTGGTATCGCCCCGACATTCGTCATGGCCACCACCTCATCTCGGCTCATGTGCCTGTACGGCTCTACATCAGCCAATATCAGCATACGCTGCTGCATCACGGGATTGTTCCTGAACTCCGTTTCCAGAATCTTGTCATGCAGTGCGTCAAGCTCCGCCTCGGAAGCACCTGCCTCCTTCGCGCTCTTGTAACGCTCCCGCAGCTCCTCGGTGGTCATCAGGTAGAACTCCGTTCCGTAGTCGATGCTTGATGAGATGAACTGCTTGCCGTAACGCAGACGGCAGACGGTATCATCCACCCATTTCTGCGCCGCCTCAAAGCCCATCTTCACGCGCTTCAGCACCGTGCTCATACTCTCGAAATTGGCACGTATCTGCTGCTCGTTCAGGGCATCGCGTGTCGTTATCTCCTCATTCGTTCCGACAACACTTGTTATGATGGCCGTGCGCTGCCTGTCCTCCTCCTCCACGTTGTAGTCCAGTGACGATCTATCCACCGTCAGCATCTGCACGGGATTCCTGAGGTCTGGCTGCCCCTCGATAGGTACTGGCACCTCAACGAAAGAGCCGACACCTGCAATGCGCTTGTCACCGCATTTCGGGCATCGCAAGGGCAGACCGTTCATGTCAAGGCGGTACGATCCCTTGGCATCCACCAGATAACCGCCGTTGCACGTGTCACCGCTCTCGTCATTGTGGTAGTCGCAGTCCTGAGCGTAGCCGCTGTAGATCGGGTAGCTACCGTACATATCCAAATGTTCCTTTGAGATATGGAAGAACAACCACCAGTCCAGAGCACCCAGCACCTTCGTTATCGGGCTGCGCTTCACATCGGGCAGGCTGTTGCTCATCGGCTCATCCCAGAAGAAACGGGCGGGGCAGTAGCCGAGGTCATGCTCCCTGTCCACCAGCTCCGCACCCATGACACCATCCTTGTACTCAAACAATCGGTATCTCTCCCCGTCCATGACGGCCAGCCTGTCCTCATCCTGACGGAAGGCTATCCACTCCATCTGCCCCGTCACGGGATTGGCCTCATACGACACCACATCTCGGATCGGAAGCCAGTAGAAATAAGGCTGCGGGTATCTGTCCGCGCCGTCCTGCTCCTCTGGCATGTCCACGATAAGTACGCTATTGATCTCCGTCTGGAACATTCTCCAGCCTTGCGCTGACCACACGTTTGGCTCTCCCATCCTCTCCTGCCTGTACCACTCCCAATCGTCACGCAGTTCGCGCGATGTGAACTGGTAGCTGTAGGCCGCATCCCTGCCGTCAAAGATTCGCGACAGCTTGTCGAAACACACCGCCGTGATATCATTCGTGGCTACGGGGAAGCGGAACAGCGTGAGGAAGGTCTTGTACTTGTCATGAGGGATCAGGTTCTCCACGAAGGCAAGAAAATCCCACAACGCCTGCACCGTACCCTCCGAGGCTATGCCGTGGTGTATCCTACCTTCGGCCTTCCTGAGATACGTTGCAAGCGCAGGGGTGTTCGGCTCCGTCTGGATATGGAAACGGAGTCGGTTCTGGTGGAGCAGGGCGAGGTCGATATTACGCCTGCTTCTCTGCTCCGTCAGTTCCCTTCTTAGCCTTTCGTACGATAATGCTGCCATCCTTCAGTTCATACTTGCCGCTGGGTAGCTCCCAGCCGCCGTTATCTGCCATCGCGAGCAGTCGCTCCGCATGGGTTATCTCAAACTCTCGGTCACCCAACACTTGGTGCTTCAAAGTGACCATTGTCACCTTCGCTGCCATGATATCAGGATGCTGGTTTAAGATCGGTAAGCGGGTTGAAATCGCTCGGCGCGATGATGGTCAGCGTATCGGAATAGTTCGGCAAGAACGACCACTGGATGGCGTTGCTGTCGGGCGCTTCCAGACCTCCATGTGTCTTGTCACCGACAAACAGCGAGCGGATGGGGATGGGATAATAGTTACCCGCATTATCCTTCAAGCACTCGATGTTGCCGTTCTCATCAAACAGGAACACACCGAGGTTGTCACCTACGGCCTCGCACTGCAAGTCCTTCATGGCCTTGATGATAGCCTGAGGAACGCTGCGGATAACACCGCTGAACGCTGTCGGCTCGCGTCCGATGATGGTCTCGATACCTCCGAGCGTCTCGTTACCGCCACCGAAGGTACGCGGAGCACCGCCCTCACTTGTCGGTGCTTCGATGTAGGGGCTCACCACCACCTTCGTTCCGTCTGCTGCGGAGAGCAGGGGAGTCCAAGACGCCTTCAACGTGATCTGCGCCACGGCTGGTGTACCGCTGGTTGCAAACTTGTTCACCACGCCTGCCGCTGTCTGCAGACGCTGGAACGCTACCTTCTGGATCTGCCCGAATGATTCGGGACAGCTGACTGCTGGAATTGTTGTCAATGCCGTAGCAGCAGGACATGTACATGAAATCATAATCTTTTCTTGTTTAGGGTTTTACAAACACACTCGATGACTACCCTCTGCCATCTAAATCGCTTCAAAGATAAAGAATTTCTTTATATCTTGTATATATATCCCTTTATATTTACGCTTTTTTAACTAAAAAGGGAGTACTATCCCTCACGGACGGCACTCCCAAAAGAAAACCATGAAAAAACTTTGTGCTTAGTTTTCACAAACTGACTGTTACACACATCGTGAAGTAATCGGTTCAAAGATTGGATTCTTCATACCAATATCAACAAAAACAAATATGGAATCGTAAATACTATCAGTTCATCCTCCTCACACCTCTCGCCCTCGGCTGGGTGTTCAGCTTCTTCAATGCCACATAGCGCACCGCATCTATCGCGTGGTTGTTCCTGTCCTCAGGCTTGTTCGTCATGTTCCCGTCACGATCCCTGCTCCATGAGTAGGCACGCAGGTTCGAGATCATCCCCTGACTGCGGCGCGTGACATGTATTCTGTATCGCCTCAATATATCCAGACCGACCACGATGCTGTCCTGACCTTTCACGCTCGGCGTCACCCACAGGCCTTCGCCCCGTAGCTCCTGTATGCTCTTCGGTTCTGCCGAATCTGCTATTATCTCATCCTGCGAGGTAATGCCCTGCTCCTTCGCCTTCCGTGCAAGCATCGGGTTCGTATATCCCGTTCCGTACAGCTCCTCATCCACCCAGAGGTCACCATGCGCCAGCACCACGTGTTCCAACACACTCGGATCGTTTGAGAAACCGAAGTCCATGCCCCTGCATGACATCTTCCACTCCAAAGCATCGGGCAGGCTGTCCACGATATCCCAGTTCGTCAGCACCAGCCCCTGCACCATTCCCGTCAGTCCTCTCGCATACACCTTCCACAATTCGGGGTCGCTGATGCCCTCGATCCTCGCGTGCTCCTCCTCGGTGAGAAAACGGTTGTTCCGATGGTCGCTGATGATCAGCCGTACACCCTCGCGCCCTATCACCTCATCGTGCACCCAGAACCGTGCACTCGGGTTGTAGTCAATGAACACCTGTTTACGGGTACGGATGGCCAGTTGCCAGTACAGGGCGTATGTGATGCCGTTTGCCTCGTTCACGAACAGGTAGTCGCGCTTTCCGTTCTTCGCGTCCTGCGCATCCGCGTATGCCTTGAACTCAAGAAGCCCGCCGTTACGCCCGCGCAGGTAGTTCCCGCTATGGTTCATCACGAACCACTGCTGCAGCCACACGTTGTCTGCCAGTATGTTCTCGGTATCGCGCAGCGCACCCACCTTCAGGTTCGGCAAGTCCTGTCCTACCACCGTTATCACGCTGCGCGGCTCGTTCACACTTATCTCTATAAGACGCTGCATGATGCTGTATGTCTTGCCAGATGACGTTCCGCCCTGATTCACGAGCACCCGCGCCTCCGTGTCGCAGTTCGCTTCGTATATCTCATCGTTCACGTCAAAGAGCCTCATATACCCTCCCTCTGGCGCACCTCTTCCTCGCTGCTGGCGATGCTGTGCCCGCTGCTGACGTGCCGTATCTCCAAGTCCGCCGTTATGCCTCCTGACAGGTCAACCGACATACGGTCAAGCCCGAGCAGGCGGTGTCGGCGCTCCAAGGCTCGCAGGATGATGTCGAGGTAACGCCCGTCCCCGCGCCCTGCGTACTTGCTCTTGGTCTGTTCGACATATAGCGTTGTTATCTCCTCCGCATCATTCTCGCTCGGCACGCCCTTGCGCTTGGTGTGTTCATCCTCAACACCCTCGAGGCTGGCCTTCCAAGCCTTCCACGCCTCGCGTATGATGCCGTCTATCTTGTTCAGCTCTATGGCTATGAACACGTCCATATCGTCCACGCGCTCATGCAGCCATTCCTGCCCCAGCCTCTTGATGTCGGCCTGCACGGTGGACAGCGAGAGTGCCTGCAAGTCCATACGGCGCATCACCTCCTGACGGATCTCGCGAACGGTGTAGCCCTCACGGAGCAAAGGTGCTATTATCTGCATCCTCTGCTCTATCACGCGCTCCTTCTGCGCCATTCTTGATATCTTCTCTGCCATAGTTATTTTCTCCAGATTTTACGCACAGCGCGTTTTCGTACCATCGGTAGTAAGTTGCCTAACCGAGCATATAATATCGCGCCCTGCGTCCTTAAAACGTCCTTTCGGGTGCGTATCGGTATATGAGGTTGCCGTTGGCATCCTTCCCGCTCGGTTGCATGACGCCCTCAAACATCTTGTACGGACTCTGCCCCGCCTGCGGGTTGTTCCATAGCCAGCGCATATATGAGGCCATGCTCATACCGTAGTAGTGCGCCCTTGTTTCGCAGTCCTTCGTGTTGTAGCCGTCAGCACGGCCGAATTGGTATTGGTGTAGGCTGTCAACGTCTGGTGCAATCTCATCCCACGCCACCTGTCCGTTCTTCTTGCACAGCTGTAGCGCCTCGCAAAACTGGCCGCGTGAATAGTTCCACGTAGGTGGAAGTCCGCAGCACGAACCGTTATGGCACAACTCCTTGAAATGTGCATCACTCACATAGAAGCGCATACCTATCTGGTCGCAGAGCCGCTTCATGTTGAAGATGAACGGTCGCTTGATCTTTCGGTTCAGTCTCAGGTAGCCAGCCGATACGCTGTATTTCTTGTATAACTCCATCAGGTCGAAGCCGCACAGCTCGCTAAGTTTAGGCATGTATTGTTTGAGGCTGTCGCTCCTCTGCTCAACGCAGAAGAACTCCGTGCTGAGTGCCGTAGCACCCGCGCTGCCTGCCTGACGGATAAGGTCGAGATACGTTGGTGTAGATACACCGATGATGAACGGGCGCAGGCGCAAGGTTGCACCGCCAGCATCCGCGTTTGCGATACGCTCAATGGCACGCAGGCGTTCAACGGGTGAAGGTACGCCGCGCTCGATGATCCGCGCCTTGCTCTCGTCAAGCGTGATGATTGAGAACTTGAAATTCCAGTTCTTCTGCCCGCGCACCAGCTCCATGTACCTCTCGTCCTGCGTCCACCAAGTACTTTTCGTTGAGAAGCACAGCGGATAGTCTATTTCCTTGAAGAAGCGCAGCAGGTTGAGCGTGACACCCATCTTTCGCTCATATCCGTCAAACTGGTCACTCAGGCCTCCCCACTGCATCACGCGCCGCTGCTTGATATAGGTAGCAAACTGACCTCCATATTTGTCAGGGTCAGTAAACATACGTTTTACTCGCTCCGCGTTTACATGTAGTACGTCTTTTGAAATGTAACGTTCTTTTGCTACGCCTATACCACGCTGAAACTGGCTGAAACAATACATGCACCCGAACGAGCAGTTCGAATACGTGTCGAACGTCATCGGCATTGAGCAGTCCGCTATCTCTGCCGACCATCTTGGTGATGCGTAGTATGCCATATTATCCTATGAATCTTATTTCTCCTTTACGTTTTTCGTTTGGCTTGCACAACTTCGGGTACATTTCGGAAAGGAGAAACGCGTATTTCCCGTTTCCTACCGTTTTCCAGTCATCCATACAGCCGCCTGCCGTTTTATGCTGTGCTATGGGCGAAAACTGGTTGAATCTTATTGACAATCCCCCTCGCTGCATTACTCGAAGGCAAAGTTCATAGTCCTCCTTTATACGGAACCTTCTATCAAAACGTAGCGATGTGTCCATGATCCCAAAGCAGGTTCCTATCAGGATATTACGCACCACCTTCGTATTCATATAGAACGTATTCTGCACAGGATAGAGCCCAAATAGTGTAGCTTTTGTATACTCAGCTACCTTCATGCAATACTCAAACAGCTCCTTTGCTTTTTGCCGTCTTTTATCTTCACCTTGTTATAGCAAAGGAAACCAGTTATGTCATCATCGAGCATCACACACCTCTTGATCCCTTTCCCGCAAGCATAATCAAGAAGCGTGTTTCTATTGTCACCCACACAATTCCCCTCCTTGTAAATGACGGTAGCCCTGTCACTATACAACCTATAGTATTTATCGTAATCTTCCATACATTGTGTGCTTATCACGATATCTTCCTTCGTGTAAGCAGAGGAGTGTAGTTCAAGGGTGGGCTGACGTTCGCTCCTCTTGTATGACGGTATGAGTATCCTATACGGCTCCATCCACTATCTCGTTCAATTCATATAAAACCTTTTCAACCTTTTCAATTCCTAGTAGATTACAAAGCTCTTGCTCCTGTTCCTTCTTGTACGTGATTATCACGCGCTGGTACTCTGTATCATCATCGCCCTGCAGCTTCGGCAGATCGTCTGGAGAGATGTCCACGCCTTGCAGCTCTGGCGGCAAAGCACCGCCGCTGAAGTCGTTGCCCTGCTTCGCCCCGTTGCTCCAGTCCGTTGGCGGCGGTGTCCAAACATCCATACCCCATGCACCGAGGTCTTCGGTGTCCCATTTGCCGAGGGCTACCCAGTCCCATTGACCGAACGAAACATTGTCCTTGATGATGAACTGCTTCTTTTCGTCCTCCGTCAGCGACTGCTCCTGCACGACTACGGCCTGCGGTCTTGTGAGCCATTTCTGCCAGTAGGCCACGATGGCCTCCTGCTCGCCCTGTGCCTTCTTGCTGAATACGCTCTGTCCGGTAAGACGCTCCCTGATCTGGTCGGCACTCATACCGCTGATGATGGTCAGTGCCTTCAGGCGCATGTTACCGCCGAGAGCCGTGAACGTCTCGTCTATTACTATCGGGCGCAGTTCAAGCATACGCGGGAATACGAGGATGCTGTCAACGAGTTTCTGCATCTTCGGCTCCGTAATTGTTCGCGGGTTGGCCTCATTCAGGGCTACCTGCGTCAGTTTTACCTTCTTTGTCTCCATGTTCGTAGTGTTATGTTCTTATCTTGATTCTATCTAATTAAGCCCCATTCGGCAAAGCGTTCAAAGCCTCCTATATCCTTGATATAGGCACGTGCCTTTTCCACCACCGCGCTGTACTCCATTTTCTCCAGCTCCTCACCGTAGATGTCATAGAACGTGATGGACTCGTCACCGATGGCGCATGATGCCTCCACGCCGCAGCTCCGTTCCTCCGCCATCAGGTGGCACACGATGTTCACGCTGACGTCTGCCTTTGACAGGTCTTTGCCGTGCAGTCCTCCGCCCGTAACGGCATCCCCCATGTCGGAGCCCAGCTTCCGGTTGGTAGCCCCGCTGTCAACGCCCGTTCCGCCTGTCCAGTATCCTAGCGGGTTGATGGTGCGTGAGATCACATCGTCAGGGATGATACGTTCTATGTCGCTGTATAGCGCGTTGCTCTGGCATACGGTCATGCCGTACCCGCCGTCAAGCGTGTCGATGATGTACTTTCCGTCATAGGGGAACTCCCTTGTAACCTTCTTTGCGAATGACGTGAGGGCTTCCTGCTCTGCCGTTACGGGATAGCCGCAGAAAATGCCGTTGTCACCGCAACGTACACCGTTACGCTGGTTTACCGACAGGTGAGCGTCCTGCGGTACTATCAGTATGTAGATGTTGCTCTCTTTGATCTCTGGCGCAAGGCGGTTCACTACCTCAACGACCGTTTGCGTGTTCAGCTCTCCGCGCCTTAATGACGTTTCAACGATTACGGTTGCCCAGCCGTGCCCGATGAGCACCTCAACGGCGATACGCGGGTTGTCATCATGCTTGTAGGCGATGTCCACCAGTGCCCCCGCGATGCGGTCGGCCACCTTGTCAGGATGATAGGGATTGACTTTCTCAAACATAGTTTTCTTGATTGAAATATATACAAAGTGTTTATGAATCTGGTGCAAAGATAAAGATTTTCTTTATAAGTTCCAAATAATCAGCAAAAAAAAATAAAAGAGGCCACCGTAATTTTCTTACGGCAGCCCCTCTTTGCGCATATCTCGATAGTGTCAGCAATCCATCATTTGAAGGGCAGCGGCGGCTCGTTGTGGCGGCGCAGTTCCTCATCCACGCGCTTTATTTCATCATCGACCACCCTCTCCAACTTCTTCGCATAATTCAGGTTATCCGTTGTCCTCATACGGAAATACTTGCTCTGTGCCTTCCGCATCTCCACCACGGCATCGAAGAACTCCCTTGCATTCATATTACAGACCTTTAATTTTCATTTTTGATAAACACAACCTTTACCTTATCCCCTGCCTTGGCAAGAGGTTTGTCGTTTTTATAGTCATAGAGTTCAGTGGCATCAATATATGGGTAACCACCTGCATCTACTTTGACTTCACGTTCAATGGCATCCTTCATCATCTGTTGCTTGGCTTCTTGCTTGGCATATTCAATGGCTCTTAGAGCAACATCCAAAGGCACAGATTCAAAGTTACCTTGTCCAGACACATAATGCCTAACATATTCTTCTGCTGTCATAGTTATATTATTTAACGTGTTTGTAAGTTGCGCCTCTTAAAAGATTGTGAATACATGAAACATCAATGTTATATTCAGCAGCTAAGGTCTTTCGGGGAACTCCATCAGCACTTCTTTTGCGAATATCTCTTACTTCATCATCAGTTAAAGGTTTTCTGTGTTGTTCTACTGGTGTTGTAAAAGACTTTTCTATTGGCCAATTATTGAATATAGTACGCTGATATAGTAAATCTCTTCCAATTCCTGTTATGTCACCCCATTCTCCAACAGTATGGGTTTCTCCATTATATGTTATGCTTCTATTCATGCTTTTATTATTATTCTGTTGCTTATAAGTAGCCCAGCGACAATTAGACGGTTCATAATTTCCATTGGAGTCTATTCTATCAATGGTTAGTTCATCTGTATAGCCGTTCTCCATCGCCCAAAAATAGAAATTAAAGAAGTCAGAACGCCACTCCTCGCAGACAGTAATACCTTTCCCGTAGTAGTTCTTTTCTGATGGGTTTACACACCTATGAAGCATACTTGTCCATATTCCATGAATCCTTGATTTCCTAAAAGAAAAACCTTCTGGTAATTTTCGACCTGTAATTCTTTCGTACCTTTTATTTAGGCTTCCTACTCTTTCTAAGCGTAAGCATCCACATGAAGTGGTAATACCACAAGTAAGCCTGCTTATTTGAAGTGTAGTCTCATTTCCACACTCACATCTACATAATATCATCCTTACTTTTCTACCTTTGGGATCAAAGTGTGGTGCTACCTCTTTTACGACAGTAAGCCTTCCAAATTTCTGTCCCTTTTTAATCTCTATTTTTCTCATTTTCTTCTTTATTAATTTTATTCAACATCCATTCAGCACCAGCCTCGAAAGCTCTTTCTACAGATTCACGATCATCGAAATCTTCCCAACCGTCAGACCATTCAATTATATTTGAGGCGTTGCATGAATACTTTTCTGCCGCTTCCTCCAACTCCTCACTTACCATTTCGTTATTATCAACGATATGGTTCTTACCCCATTCTGCAAAGTGACGAGCAATATGCTCAATGTCACTGGCATATAATGATACATAATGACCGTCATATTCCTCTATGGTTCTATAATGTCTCTGCATCTTTTTGATTTCCGCTTCTAACTCCTCACTTACAGGTTCTTCTTGCAGGGAGTCAATAATAGAAAGAACATTTCTAATAGCCATCATGTAGTATGGGTTTCCGTGTAGTCTTTCTATCTCCTTGCGGATTTTCTTTACTTTATCCATAATCTATTCCTCCATTGCCTTCTTAAACAAATTCTTAAATAGTTCTACTTCTTCAATGTTCTTGAATACACAAGTATGTGTTTCAACCCACTTACAAGCCTTGTCAATAACTTGTCTTATGGCTTCCTCTTTACGATATTCTGGTATATACATAGTAAAGTTTTCTATCCCTTCTTTTTCCACCTCTTCTGCATACTCATCATATACAGTATAAAAGTCAAGTGTAGAATACTTTGCCTTATTAGGCATATACACTTCATCTGGTAATTGACTCATACTCTTTCCTCCATTATTTCTTTGAAGTTTTAATAAATTTGCTACTATAATTACGTTCATAAAAGAACCCACAAGCCAACTCCACAGCCCTGTCATAGCCATCCTCGTAGGCTTGCTGCAATTCAAAACAGTTAAACTGAACATTTGCTCTTGATTCATCTGGAATCCTGCGTTCATCAGCGTATTGCTTGCATAGTTCTTCCTTGGTTATACCTTACCTCCTTTCTCAATCTTCGGGCATTTAATAGTTTCTACATTCACTCCTTCATGAGGTATATGCCAACAGGTGTAACTTTCCCCATCAGATTCCCTTTTCCCAAGACAACACATAGTACATCCATATTTTATAACATTTTTCTTCATAGCTTTGATAATTCTTCCTTGGTCATTTCTTCTCCTCCTCCTTTTCCTTCTCCATCATGTTCTGCAACGTGCGCTGATAGGCCGCACGCCCCATGTCCTTGATATAGTCACGCTCCGCACGGGAATATCCCTGCAATGTTCCAGACAACACCTGCTCATACAAACCTACCAGCTTCTCGTTGAACACACCTCGCTGGCGCAGCCTGTCCAAAGGTGTGCGCTTCAACGCCCCGAACTTGGCAATGGCTCGCGTCTGCAAGTCCTCTCGGTATGCTACCTCATTCATCACCTGTTGTGCGAACTGATCACTTTTGATCACGTCCGCAACCTTCATGTCTTTTACTTTCATTCCTTGTCCTCCTTTTCTCTGTTCGCCATGCGAGCAATGTCGCAGGCAATGCTGTACAACAGATAGATTGCCACACATGCCGTAATGATAATAAATACTCTCATAATCTCTCGCTCATTGTTTTTATGTAATCCACGGCAAACACCGCCGCACCTGAAAATTCCTTTCCCAGCAATTCGACATAATAATCGCGCATTTCCCTGCTCACGAAAGCACCGTTGTCGCACTCATCCGAGCAATTCATGGAATCGGCAAGCAAATCCTTCTTGAAGCATTCGCCCTCACCGTCAGTCAGCTCATTGCAAAACCAGCAGCACTCGCCACAATAACATTTCTTGCTCATGCGTTGTCCTCCTTAACCACTAACTCCTTCGGGCTATTTCCCCATGTTACTTCGGGATATAAATCTTTACTTATCTCCCCATAATTCTTATCTCCTGCTTTCGTAACAAACATACAGCTACCTCTTAGTGGTTTTTGCGTATGAATAAAAAGTCTACCATTCTCATCTCTTGCTATCCACATACTTCTTCCTCCTTATAATGCTTTAGAAATCGTAATATACAACTCCTGTTAATATTTTCACAGCCCTCCGCGCAGATATTATGCTCCTCTGGGATTTCATGGAGTTTCTCGCAGATATAATCATTATCTTCTTCACGCTCTACAATAAAGTTGAGAGCCTTATCTAAAAATTGTGAATCAGTCATCCTTCCTCCTCCTTTTCAAAGCGACAATAGTAATTACCCAATGCTATACAAACTGCGCGTGTTGCAACACATCTTCCACGCAAAGAACACTTGTCACACGTTGTGTCTACCTTATCCTCCACCAACCTATGCTGTTGGCCGTCAATTTCTACAATAATCTTGTTCATTCTCCAAACACTTTAATACGTTCCAATTTCACGCGCTCATGATAATACGTCTTCTGGTATGCTTTCGCCTTATCCTTGTTGCGCTGATACCACTTTCTCTGGTAGGCCAGTTTCCTCTCACGGTGCATCATGTAATATGCCCTGTCATACGCACTCCTGTTACTCATACCGCCCTCCTTCTGCTATTAAGTTCCTTTATACGTTCCATATTGTCGTTCACCAGCTGCACGATGTAGTCATGGTATTTCGACACCCCGTTATGCTTGGCTCTCGACTGCACCACGTAATAGTCGCGCAGATCGACCTCTATCGTCTCCAGCCTCTTGCCGTTTCTCCTTGCAGACATGATCAGGCTTGTCGGATGCTTCTCCAGATTGTAGTATTCATTCGCATACACGCAATGGCACATCTCCGCACCCTCCTCGGCGAACTCATCCACGCTCTGCAACACCCTGATCTCGATGCCCTTGCCATCAATGATCAGCCCGAAGAATTTCTTTCGCTTGACTGGGTAGGTGAGCTTCATCTCCTCCCTTTTCCTTGCCTTCTCCGCATCCCTCTGGATATTCAGTTCACGCAGACGCTCCAATCGTATGCGGTCACGTTCCTCCTGCTGACGGCGCAACCGCTCACGCTTCTGCCTGACAAGCACCATCACATAATCGTGCATCGCCTTCATGTCATCGGGTGCTACATACCCCGCATTATGCAAGTCCATACCGACAAAGTTCATCATCTCCACCATGTCGCACCAGTCGGTGGTCAGCTCCTGACGGTGACGCCATGCCACACGCACCGCTGCCGTCATCTTCGTATTGTATATGATATCATGACGTGCCAGTCGCCTGAACGCCGCCGCATCCGCCTTGATAATCGTCTCGTAGATCGGACTGATGTTCACGGCTCGGTACATCTCATCCACCCGCAGGCCGTTTCCCTTCGGCAGATACCTGAAACGCTTCTGCACACGCTGGTAATATACATCATCATAGCCGATATCCCTCGGGTCTGTCAGCGATGAGCAATGCCCGTAGCCACGCTTCACACTCAAGGGGCTATTCCAGCACCATGAATCGTTCACATACCCCATCGCACGGTTGCGAGCCATGAACACATAGCGCCCGTCCTTCATCCATTGCTGCATCACCTCGAGGTAGTCCACCTTCCACAGCTTCTTCCGCTTGAATGTCGCATACTGATAATAATGACGTATCACCTGCCAGCCATCCTTCTGCGTTACCACCAAGAAATGCGCGATATGCGTCTTATACCCGCACCATCGGTGGGCTCGTTCATAGTCGATCATTCCCTGCGCACGGCATTTCCATTTCCCAGACAACTCAGGAAGAGCACGACTGAGCCGCGCCACCTCCCTCTCATATCTCGTCTTCGGTGTCATAGTTAGAAAAGGCTTAACTGGTTATCACTCTGCTGCGCTGGCTTTGCCTTCGGCTTGTTCTGCTCGCGCTGCTTCCTCATACACTCATTATAGTAGGCATCCTTCGCCTTCTGCTCCAGTTCCCGCTTCTCCTCATCCGTCAGCTTGATCTGGTGGTTCACGACCACGTTGCCGCCTACGTTCTTCATGTACTTGGGATCGATCTCATCCTCGTCATAGTAGTGTACGGCCATGCCGTATATCTCCTCATCATCAAAACCGTTGCACCCTGATTCCTTCACGGTGTTCAGTATGAATGTCACACACCCGTCAAGTGTCTTCCCCTCCTTTGCGAAGGACTTGGCGAACTGCTCATCGGTGTTCGCCCTGACCTGCAAGTACTCACCGATAGTCCTTTTGAATTGTTCTGTTCCTTTCATGATTCTCTTGTTTTTATGTGAATGGTAAATCTACTTTGTCCTCATACATTGCCCTGTTCCCGTCATCGTTACGAAAATATGTCAGGTCACCATCGAATATCACTATATCGCTACCGATACCGACATTACGCCCCTTCGCCAGTTTCAACTGAGCCGTTCCTGCCGTTACCGTACCATCATCGTATTTCTCCTTTCCATATAGCGATGGCCGATGTATCAGTACCGCCATGTCGCAAGCCTCCTCTATCTGTCCGCTGCCCCTCATACGCGACAGGCTGGGCTCTCCTCCTCGGTTGCTTGGATCACGCGAGAGTTGCGACAATGCCACCACGCAAGCATTCGTATCCACCGCCAGTCGCTTGAGGTCTCGCGCCATATCACCAAGTATCTGCTCACGGCTACCCTCCTCGCCATTTACAAGTATCTGCAAATAGTCGATAAAGATGATCTTCACGCCCTTACGCCTTGCCATGCTCCGTGCGCTGCTGCAAAGTTTCTGGAAATTCGTCTTGCTCTCATCATCGAAATATATCGGCAATTCATCCCGTTTCAATGTCGCGTCATAATAGCTATTAAACTCCTCATCGGTAAGCTGCGCATACAACAGCCTCGAAGATGCCACCATCACATCACGCGCCAAGATACGGGCAGTCAGTTGTACCGCACCCATCTCCAATGAATAATACACGACTGGTATGCCCTGAATTGCCACGTTACGCGCTATTGTCGTTGCCAGCGTGCTCTTTCCGTTGCTCGTCTCTCCTGCAATGATAACAAGGTCACCGCCATGCAATCCGTTACGCTTGTCGAAGATGTTCAAGCCAGTACGGATGCCCGTTTCTATCTTTCCCTCCTTACGCTTTACGATATCGTCAGTCAGCATCTTCACGCTGTCCTTGAACGTTATCCCTCTGGATAGATCGACACGCGCCTCGCTTGTGAAATTGGATATCATCCTGTTTATGTCGGAAACATCGGACGCTGGTGTTGTGGCCATCGTAATACCCTGCACGCAGAAGTTATATATCCTTCGCTTGAACTCCAGAGAGGTCAATATCTCCACCCTCCTGCGTGTTACCTCAAAGCTCGGTATCTCCTCCTTGATAAACCTCGTTAGCGATATACCACGCGAGTACAGCGTCATGCCTACGGTCGCTACATCTATCACGTCACCGCTTTTCTCCATACCCTGCATTATCTCATAGATCACTCTCGATTCCCTGTCGCTAAAAATGTCAGCGTTCATCTTATCCGATAACGCGGTAAAGATGTTACAATCTGCAAGACACGCGGCTATCACGTGCTCCTCCAGCTCTATGTTTGATAAATTTTCTATTCCGTTCATGATTTCACTTTTTTGTAGTCCTCTTTCAACCAGTTACGCACACACAGGTACGGTGACCTGTATTTCCTGATATAATCGTCACGGTTCTCCAGCACATCGAGCTTGCTCATAATCTGGTCGGACTTATAGCCAGCTTTTATCAGTTTCATGTACTCGTCATACGTGAGCGGGTTCTTCATCTTGCAGACGTGCGGGTATTCCTTCTCCATCCACGAAATGAATTTACGCTCTATTTCCGATTGCTGTTTTTCTCTATCACTCTCTTTATTATTAAGAGTTTTTATATTAATAGGTGGTTTGTCAACTTTGTTTACATACCCTTGGTTAACTCTGTTTACGTACCCTTTGTAATCTTTGTTTACATAGTAGAAAACACGCTTGCAATCAGTGATATTTTCCTCACGTTTGATAAGTTCCTTAGCAAGTAGTTTCTTTAATATCTTAATAACTCCCTGCCTGCTGACATTCATACAGCTCTCCAGATAACTAAGGCCGCCAGTCATTTGTGATTCACCATCCTGCGAAAAACCATAAATGACCGCATAGCATATAAGTTCGTTACCTGCCAATCCAAGGTCGGTTACCATCCACCCCTGAATATTTATATAATTATCTTTCGTGAATGTTTTCATAATACGCCCTCCTTGATCAGTCTTTTACGTTCATGCTCACTCAGCCAGCGTAACATCTCACCGTCACGCACAGCCTTCTTGATGATATCGCCTACCTTCATCGGCTCACGCTTATATTTCATGGCTTACCTCCTTCTCCAAAAGTGCAACCTTCTCCAGTAACATCACGTAGTCCTGCACCATAGAGATGATAGACGATTTGTCAGCCGTCTTTCCCTCGAACAAATAGAACAGCTCCGCCTGACCTTTGGCCACGTTCTGGTACAACGCACCCGTACCACCCCATTCTTCAAGATGGCTCACCAATGCACCCAGTGCATTCTCGACTTCTTTTTGATTTTTCATACTCAGTTAAATTTTGACAATAAAGAAACCGCATTACGAGCTGTCTGGTTCAACTGAGGCGAAACCATGTGGGCATTACTGCTACCACACTCGATGCGGTTAGAATATACGAATAAAAATAGGGCACAAAAAACGCTGCCTTGCGCAGCGACTTCGTGTCGCCTCAGTGATTTGACGTTGCAAAAATATAAAATATTATCCATAGTCGCTGTCATGGCACCGATTTTTTATAAAAATTTAATAGACTGATAAACAAGATAAACAACCACAAGGATAAATACCCGTTATTTCCTTTATATTTTCATTCTAAGCGGTTTTCTATCCTCTGCCTTATAACTTACCCACCCGATGCAAGAAAACGCCTTAGAACGCGTTTATTTGCGTTTTCGGCATATTCCCCACCCAGATACTCGCGCACCTCACGCATGAAGTCCTCCAATGAACGGCAAACGACATACTTCTGCCCGTGCTGGTCGCAAAGCCTCTGGAACTCCTTCTGCGCATCCGACTGCCTGCCCTTTCCTCGCTTCATCTCGATACATAGAGCACCGTACCCCTGACGGGGCAGCAGCAGGATGAGATCAGCCACCCCAGCCCTCTGCCCCTCGGCCTTCATGATCTTCGCAGTCGTAGCCATCCTATAGCCACCGTTAGGAACGCTGAAAAACAGCGGCTCTATCTCTGGGTACTGGAGTCGGAACCAGCGCACACAGGCACGCTGTATCTGGCTCTCGGTGGGTTGTTGTCGTATCATATATCAGTCAGTAGCTTGTTAAACACCCTGCGCAGCGGCAACGAAGCACCACGCACCATCTCCTTCATCATCTCCGCCTCCTCTGGTTGCAAGTATATCTCACTCTCCCCAGACACCGTGTTACGTCCTGCCCTCATGTCCTCATCGTGTACTCGGTTACATACTTGCCCGTGTTCGTCCTGATGCGGCACGTGCTGATATCATACCCTCTTTCCCTGAGGTCGCAGATACGGCTCGCAAGCCTCATGCACCCGAAAAGGCGCAAGGCATCAAGACTTGTCAGGCTGTAGCCTGCCGACATATACTGCACGATCTGGTCGCACTGCGAGCGTGCGCTGCCCTCATTCAAATTAACGTTACTCATACCCTGTCTGCATATTGTTGATAGAAACATTCAAAGAAGCGGTCTTCGGGCAACGGTAGGGTGATACCCAGCTCCTCTGCCGCATCGACCTGAATCTGGTTCAAAAAGTTAGTCATCTCCAGTGTGGAGAGCTGAGAGGAGGTACGGTACACGCGTTCCATACGATTGCCTATGCTCACCGTCTTCTGCAGGAATCTCTTGCAGTAGTACATATAGACATCGTCCTTCGGTGTTCCCGTCTCGGTCTGGATGCACGTAAGCCACATCCACATGAGGTCGTTCTGCGCGATCGTTCGCTTCTCCGCCAACCGCTTGACCGTAACGACATACTGCCCGTTTCGCAAGGTGGAGAGCAGGTAGTCGAGGTCACCCTCCCACCTTACCTGCCCGTCACGCTTACTTAGTATTATCTGCCTTGCCATAGCATATTCTCATTGATTGCTCATTGAGCTCCTTGAACATCGTGACGAGGAACAGGGCGGCCTCCGCCTTCACCTCCTCACTCACGTTCCGCGTGTCCACGCCATCCACAAGAATGCTCATATAGAACTCGTCATCGTCCAGCACATCGTCATCCCTGACGCAGACGATACGGAACGTGTTAAAGCTCACCTTTCTTGCCATACGCTAAAAGGGCATATCATCATCCTTTGACTGCTGGGGAATGAACTGAGGAGGTGCTACTGGGTGCTGCACTGTCGCCTGCGTTCCCGTTGCAGCCTCCCGCACCTTCTCCACATCATAGACACGGATAGTGGTAAATACGCGCATCTTGCCCGTGGCCTTCTCCGTGTATTGCACTCCCTGAACATCGAAGGACACCGCCACGATGTCACCCTTCTGCAGGTTCAGCCCCTCGACCTTCTGCAGCAGCCTGTCACCGCCAAGCTCCAAGAGCGGCTTGTTCTCATACTGACTGCGCTCGCCCGTATAGGGATCGAAACGTGTGCAGTCCATCCATAACTCGCGCTTCTTCATCGGCGCTCTCTGCGGATCGTTGCCCGCAATCTCCTTAACTGGGGAAAGGGCGATCAGCCGCCCTGTAATCTTGTTTCCTGCCATAATTACAATATCTTTATTTGAATAGTCTCTGCTGTCACACTCTCCTTCTCGCACTGCGCATACACGTCTGGGAACTCGGCCTTCAGCTTCTTGCTGTCGATGCTCTTACGCACACTGGCGGCACGCAGCGACACCGTATAGCGGTCAGTGCTCAACGTCTTCGTATCCGTTGCCATCATACCATCCATCAGCTGCGCCTTGATCTCGTTCATGCGCTCCGTGATTCTCTTGTTTTCGGCATCCAGACGAATGTATTCGCTCATCATAATCTCGCTGTCCTTCTGCAAGGTGTTCTCCCCGAAAAGGTCTATGCTCTCCAAGGCCTCCAGAGCCTTCGTGTTGTCATTCCCGTTTAGGTATTCCTCCACGATGAACTGGCACGTGTCGCTGCTGATACGCGGCATCTCATAGATCATCGGCTGTCCGTACTGCTCCTTAGGCAGCCATACGGCGTACAAGCCCTTCGCCTCCAAGCCCGTCTGCATCTCATACAGCCATGCGTAGATGCTTAACTGGATGGTCACGTTCATGCGGTGCAGCTTGCTCGTTGTCTTGATGTCGCACAACTCCCCGCCCTGACATACGATATCGATCTGGCTCGCGATGTTCTCCTCATCACTCACGGTGTACTCATGCACCAGAGGCACAAGCCCCGCCGCCTTCATCAGTTCCATGTACCGCACGACCACTGGCTCGTCCGTCTGTCCGATGGCATCCGCCAGCTGACATTTCGAGTGGATCATCGTCCCGTACTCCGCCGCACGCTGCAGCACCTCCTCGGGAATACCCTGATACGTGTCGGGGTACAGCCATGAGATGATAGGCGTAACGCCTTTCAGTTCCCTCTCACCTAACCTGTAGGTGTGCTCCCCAGCATCGAACTGCACTGGGGAGATTCTCAAATCGCTCATTGTTACTTCCATAATGTGATAATGTTTATGTGATTGATATTTACGCAGCACGCTTGATCTCATCCATGCGCTTGTTTAACTCGTCAATGAAGTCCTGACGCTGGTGGTACGCAGGGCAGTCGTTCCAGATAGCGGTCAGCTCCTCTGGGCTCTTTGCCTCCTTGATTGACTGCACAGCAAGATCGTAGTCCGCATCGTCCTCCACCTTCTGCTGCGACTGCACGGCCTTTCCACCCAATGACCAGCGGTAGCGCACCTCTCCAGATCGGTCGCAGATGGTCAGCTTCGTTATGCACCCGTCCTTCACCTCGAACTCCGTCACGTCAAGGTCGATGCGCGGCTGATACCCTCTCGCATCCTTCCGCCACTCCTTTTTTGTCAGGTTGATCCAGATGAACGGGGCGGTGTATAACTCTCGTCCGATACCCCAGCAGAAGCCAGCACGCTTGAACGAATCACTTGCCTGCCCCTTCTCCTTTTCGGTGTACGATTCCGTACCGACATCTTCCTTCTCGATCCACTCGCCGTTCTCATCACGCACAGCGATGGTGCAATACAGACGGCCGTCAATACTGCGGTGGTGACGCTGCCAGCCCATCGAGCCGAAACGCTCGTCCAGAAGCCTCATGTCCACTCTCGCATCCTTGTACAGCAGCAGGGAGCATCCCCCGCCCTCACCTGTTCCGTTCGGCTGCTTTACCGTAGCCACACGGCACTCGATCTCATCCGCTTTAAGGTAGCGGAAACCTTCATTCTTCTTGCTCATATCCTTTACGTTTTAATGGTTCTTTGGTAAAACGGCGGGCTTCACAGCAGGCCGTCATGAAACAAAAATCTAATAACAATAATCTGTAGGTCGTAACGCCTCACGGCGGCAAAAGAAATACATTATACTACTAACCTATGTAATAAAATGAGTAAAACACCTGCGTCACGCCTGACGCCCAAATATTCACTTACTAATAAACACACATGCTGCCGCCACTGCGAGCAGCGCGAAAAGTATATATAAGTTATCGCACATACATGCGGCAACCAGAGCTCCGCACCCGATATGGGAGCGCAGCACCTCTGCATGGGTGACGCTCTCGCCAGCTATCGTGCTGAACGTTGCGCTTTTCCCCTTCATCCATTTTCCGATCACAGTCTTCTTCATACCTTTGCATATCTAAGGCAGTCCGATGCGTTCACCAGCCACTTGCCGTTCTGCGCCGTGCGGTTTCCCTTCTCAGCGCGTATCATCCCAGAGGCTATAAGTCGGAACAGGCGGGCACGACCTCCCACGATCTTCTCCGCAGCGCGAAGCCCGAACGTCTTGTCGTTCATCACGCGGTAGATGGTCGTGAGCCTTGTGCTATCGTCCTGTCCCTTCATCATCGATAATGCCAATTCCTTTTGTTCTTAATTTCCGAATAGTAAACGGCCTTTCCAGATGTTCGCATACAAGCATCATCACCAGTTCCGTGTCCTTCGTCACTCCAGACTTGCGATATATGCTTTTCTTGTGTACCCTGACCGTTTCGTAAGAGATTGAGAGCGCGGTGGCTACCTCCTTGTCACTCCATCCGTGGCAGTACATCATCGCCACCTCACGCTCCCGTCTGCTCAATCCTACGCTGTCCGCATCACACTCACCGTCAATCCGTCTGCATGTGTGCGGTAGCGTCTGCCCTCCGCACGATACTCGACATTCATACGCACTGCCGTAGATGTCACGCTCCCGTAGCGGTGTATCGGGAAGTCGGCATGCTCACCGACCTGCATGTGCCTGAGCACTGGTGCTATGCGCTGGTTCTCCATGTTACTGACCTCCTTTCGCCAAGTCCACCACGGCACCGATGGCCGCCAGCAGACCGTTGTACTTTCCCTGTGCCTGTAACCACCACTTGCGCAGGTTGTCGTTCTCACTGCGGAGGCCGCTGATCAGGCATTCCTGCTCCTGCACCTTTGCCTCCAGTTCATTCACTCTGTTCTGCAAATCTTCCATAATAATTAAAGTCTTAATAATGCTGATTCGTAGTTACCATGAAACGGATTACCTCCGTTATATACCCAAACATAGCCGTTCGGAGCAGTAGTCGCTCCCTGAATGGCTTTCCACCCCTTCGGCATCTCGTCAATGAACTTCACACCCATCTGGCGGAAACACTCGATACGTTGCTCTGTCCTTGTCATGCTATTCTTTCTAAATAATACCTGAATGATACTCGTCCATGTGATACTTGCTGCAGGCTATGCTATGCAACCGTTCCTTGGCCTCCTCCGTCTCAGCCTGTTCCCTTAGCTCAAAAATGTCTCCCCAGTCCTGATAATGGGTATGCCAAGCACGCTCAATAAGTTCCTCGTCTTTCCTTGTCATAGTCATATTCATTTTGCATAGAATGAAACCTGCAACCCTCTGCGCAGCTTGCACACGCACACGTCCTGCATGCTGTCCAGCGAACGCTTCACAAACTTGTTCAAAAGCTCTGCACCGATAAGGTGGAGCACTCCGCTCACGCCTACCAGCTGGTTGATCCTGCGACCATCGTTGTCGCGCCCGTAAACCTTGATCCTGAAGTTCTGGTTCAGGTACTTGGTCGTGTAGTTCAATTCGTTCTTTTCCATGATTTCCTTTATTTTGTTGATAAATAACCCGTTTCGGGTATTGCTTTTCTCGATTCTTTTGCCTACCTTTGCAGCGGTGTACCACTGTTTGATGTTGCAAAAATAAACAAAATAAAGATATGTTGATGCTTTTCTCTTTATATTTTATAATATTTTAATACTATACCATTTATATTTTAATGATTTTAATAAATAAACCTGTAAAGACATGAAGAATGAGAACACAATCACGGGCAAGGAGGTACGTTACATGCTCCGTCAGCAGCGCGTAAACCTCCGAAAGCTGGCCGATGCGATGAACATATCGCCTCAGGCATTGAACTCACGGCTGAACGCATCCACGTTCTCCCGCGTCTATCTCGATGAGATCACCGATGCCCTCGGTCGTGACATATTCGGTCTCAGCGAGCAGAAGGACTTCGAGAGCATCATCCCCGTCCTCGACCTCCGCGTGTGCGCTGGGTGCGGTATCGGCCTTGAGGGGGATGAGAACCGCGTGACCGAGTACGTCACCATCCCGTCCCTGAAAGGCTGCTACGGACTGACGGTATATGGTGACAGCATGACGCCGCGCTACCATTCTGGTGACATCGTGTTCGTCCGACCTGCTGACGGTACGGCCATCGACTACGGACACCCGCACCTCGTCATCACGCAGACGGATCGGCTGCTGAAGGTCGTGTACCCCTCCGATGATGAGAACCTGCTGCGACTGGTAGCCGTCAATACCGACTACCCAGATATGGAGATACCGAAGGACAGCGTGCTTTTCATCTATAAGGTGATCGGTATGCTACGGCGTGAGCAGATATGACGTTATTTTGCCCGAAAATGCGCTCTAAGCGGTTTTCTTTCTTGGGGTGATAAATTACATAGGCAAGGCAGAAAAAAACGCCCCAGCACGCGAAAAAACGAGTTTTCGGGCAAATTCCCGATTCCGTAACCGCCTGACATACATCGCACAACCTATTATATGTAATAATGACTATTGAGCAATCACTCCTCCGACCATGATTATAATAATAAACCTTCCGCTTCTGGGCTTCCGCCGCACTTCCAGACCATCAACGGACTTGCCCCTCATCCTCCAATCCGTCCACATTTGGACTGCTGGGCGAGTCAAAAAACTCGCTTTTCCCTCATGACCATACTGAAGTTTGCCGTTCTCCGACATACCCGTGCGAAAGACGGAACATACAAGATACGTCTTGCCATCGGTCATGCCTCGGAAACACATTACATCGTCACGCCATACAAGGTGGCAAGCCCCACCGATCTTGTCAACGGTGTCGTGGTCAGGGGAGCGAACTCCACCGAGATAAACCTGCGCCTTTCCCAGATGCTTGCAGACTACAATGGCCGCCTTGCACGCATCCCTGATCCAGACCAGTACACCTGCGCACAGCTGCGTGCCGTCCTTCTCTCGATGCGCCCATCCACCCATGACGCCACCTTCATGACAACAGCCGAGGAGTTTGCCGATGAGCTGATGAGGGAGAACCGCACCACCTATGCCCGAATGGTCGGGTATGTCAGCAGAGGTTTCCGTGATTTCATGCGGGGCGATGTGTTCCTCTCCACCATCACGCCGATGGCTATACGTCAATACCAGTCATATTTGGTAGGCAGCGGGCTCAACGACACATCGGTGGGGATATACATGCGCACCGTAAAGACTATCATCAACCGAGCCGTGAAGCTACGTCAGGTGTCGTACGATGTGCATCCGTTCTCCCTGACCACCATACCGACCGCACAGGAACGTGAGCTGGATATCACCGTCAGCGAACTGCGAGCCATCCGTGATGCTGAGATCAGGAGTTACGACCGCCGCAAATACCGCGACCTGTTCCTGCTCTCCTACTATCTGGGCGGGATAAATTTCATCGACCTCACGCGGGCAGACCTCCGAGGTGACACGCTTGAATATATCCGCTACAAATCACGGAACACCAAACGCGGAAGCCGTCAGGTGTCGCTCACGATCCAGCCAGAGGCACGCGCAATAATCGACCGCCACATCGACAAAAAGACGGGGCGCATCTCTCTCCCTGGCATCAAGTATGTTTCCCTCCAGAACTACATCAATAAAAGCCTGAAGGCCGTAGCGAAAGACTGCGGAGTAAAACACCATGAGCGCGTATGCTGGTACACCGCCCGCAAGTCCTTCGTACAGCACGGCTTCGATCTGGGTATCACGCTCGAGGTGCTGGAGTACACAATAGGGCAGTCAGTGAAAACCAACCGCCCTATATTCAACTACGTCAAGATCATGCGCCGTCACGCGGACAACGCCATCCGCCAGATCATCGACCAGTTATCAAGTCCACCTTCATGTCCATAGCCTCGGCAATGGCCTGCAAGGTGTCGAAGCGCACGCTGTACCTCCCAGCCTCAATGCGTGCGATGTTCGCCTGCTTCATACCTGTCATGTCCGCGAGCTGCTGCTGGGTAAGTCCTCGCTTTCTTCTCTCCTCTGCTACACGCATACCGATGCGTTGACGCTCCACCATGTTCGTACGTTCCTCATTCATTTCTTGCCCTCCTTGTAATAGCATTGTACTTTGTAACCACTCTGTGACATCGGAACGACCAGCTGGCGTGCCTCCTTGTGGAAAACGTTCAGCTTCACCGATACGATGTCGGAATAGGGGAACAGCTTCCCCTCATTCCTCATAATGTTCCTGATGTGCGTTTGATCATAGAGAAACATGAACAAATGCGCCATCTTCTCGCCGTTCTCGACATAGTGCTGTATGAACGCACACAGGCAATTCGCTGGGTGTATCTTCACGTCACACACCTTTCCATCTTCTCTCTTTACCCTGACCACCCCGTAGGTAGTCTTGTAATCTACTCTAAGCATAATTGTATAGTGTTTAGTGGGGAGGTTTCCCTCCCCGTGGTTAATGATGTTATTTGTTCTCTCCGATGATGTAGCGGGCGGCCTTCTCTGCGCGAGAGGAAGCCCAGACGATCATCTTGTTATCCGATTTCAACGCCTTCAGCCATCCCTTCAAATAGGCCACGCTGTTCTTGAATGCCTTAGCGTTATCCAGCCCTGCCTTGTTGCAGAGCATCGCAGCACCAAGCTCGGCCACCAGTTCCTCCCGTGAGTAGTCCTTGCTCCCGAAGGCTGCCATCTTGTTATCCTCCTCACGGTCACAGCGTGATTTCTTCATGGTTGAATGTGTCAGCTCATGGAACGTGGTGCTGTAGTACTCCTCCACAATTTCGTACTGGTTGATCTTCGGCACGACCACCAAGTCCTTCGATGGTGAGTAGTATGCCTGACCGCTCGGCTTGTCGTTCTGGAAGGTCAAGCCATCCTCACGCTCCACGTAGCCGTTGATGATGTCCTCGCACTCCTCTATCGGCTCATGCTCCTTCGGCTCGATCTCCTTCACCTTGCTCTCGATACCCTCGCAATCGTCAATATGGAACACGTTGTAGTATTTCAGCAGGGGATAGGTGCAGATACGTTCCTCCTTCTCCCCGTTCTCATTCTCCACCTGCTTCTTGAAAGCCGTCTGCTTGAAGAACACCACCATGCCAGCCTTCGCGCCCTTCTTCAGCTTACCGCCGTTATCCTTGATCTGCTTCCATGTCAGCCACTCGCCAGACCTGCCGAGCAGCATCTGGTTGAGCATTGAATAAGGTCTGCGTGATGTGTAACTGATAGCACCGCCATCCTCCAGAGAAGCACCCGTCCAAGGTCTCTGCCAAGGGCATACACCCTTCTCCAGTTGCTCGATCACTCTGTCCGTTACCATCTGGTAAACATTCACTCTTTCATTACCTGTAGTTTTCATTTTCTTGCGCCGTTGTTAAGGTGTGCCGCACCATTCTAAATGTGAATAATTATATTTTTAGGGTGGGAGGGAAGCCCCTCCCTGACTGATGTTTAATACATTCCAAGATATTTGCCGATCTCATAGCGGACATCGAAAAGACATTTAACACCGCTTCCACAATCGTTGGTAAGAATGATATTCGCATGGGCAAGTGCCTGCACCTCATAAACCGAAATTTTCACATAAGTCATAGGTGTCCAGTCGTACTCGTCCTTTGTCTTGTTGTAGAACTTGTGAAGAGCATCGCGGTAGGCTTCCTCTCTGGCTTTCTGCATTCTCTCTACCTTCGCATTCTTTACACGGTTGGCGTTCATCTTCTTCCACATCTTGCAGAAAACGTCCTTGTCACAATCTGCATCGGCCATCATATAAACGAAATTGATGCACTCGAACTCATACTCGCTGACCTCAACACCTGTCCTCTTTTCAAACTCTTGCTTTGTCATAATTTCCTTGCCGAATTACGGTTGCCGCCCGATCTAAATTATTGTTTTATTGTTTGATGTTGCAAAGATACAAAGAATATTTTATATAATATCATATTTGATATAAAAAGTGTTGATTTTTTAATCTTTTTAACTAAAACGCCCGTAAAAACCGTAAAAAAGAGGGTTGTCCTCGCGGATTTCCCTCTCAAAAACCTGTTTCAAACGATGAAAAATGATCACCCCCTTTCCACGGTCATACATTATGGCAATTTTACGTATTTCTTTCGTATGATGATAACGGCAGCAGTCAGTCCGATGGCTATTAATGCCAATCTTCCGCACCAAATCTGGAACCACTGCCAGCCGTTGAGCTTCCTCGGCACCTCCCTGACATCAGTTACACGTACCGTGTCCCTCTGGGCGATGTAGATCGAGTCATATTTGACACGGTCACGCCACCTTGTGTGCCATCTATCGGTCGTGATCCTGACGGTATCACCCATGACCACCTCCCGAATGTATATGCTGTCCGAGAGATAGATGCTGTCGCGCTCTATCTGGGTACTCACCAGCGTGTCAGCCCTGACCACCTCACGTTCCACCACCCGCACGCTCCTGCATCCCGTCAGCAGGAACGCAATGACGAATGCCACCATCAGCAGCACCACGTCCACAATAACCATTGTCCTCTCTTTCATATCCTCACGTATTTATTCAGTCCATCGGTTAGCCTCCCAGATACGGCGGGTAACCAGTCCTCCCAGCTTCTTGCCGCCGCTGTTCACCCACCGAAGGAACTGCTCCTGTATCTCCCATGTTTTCCTCCCTGACTGAATGTACTGGAGTAGGGTGGAGGTCTTCAGCGCACCCACCCCGCAGTTGTATGCAAAGTCCACCAGAGCATCGAACTTTCCCTGCGTGTCCACACGGGATAGTGTCTTGACGTATTTCTCGGCCGTCTGCATATCGGCACGCAGCAGTTCCTCCGCACGCACCTCGCTGATACGGTCACCCTTGCGCACCCCTCCCGTATGTCCGTAGCCGATAGTCCAGACACCTTTGGCATCCTGATACGCCGTGAGCCGTAGCTGCTCAAACTTCTTCAGTCGGTTTATTAGAATGTCACTGCTTCTCATCTTTCCTGCTCCTCCTTTGTTTAGCCTGCATCTCCTCACCTTCAAATGTGACAGCGACACGATCCTTGCACCCGCGCCTACCGCACAGCATAGGTCTCATCGCCTCCACCATGCGCCCGTTCCTCGCTACGGCAATCTGCAGGCTGTGTACCATCTCCTCCACCTGCTCCAGACGGGTGCGCAGATCGTCACGCTCCTGCCTGAGATGCTGCCTGTCCTCCTTCAGTTCCACGATGTACGCCTTCTGCTCATCTCGGTCACGCTTCACGTCCTCGATCAGCTGCTGGTACATATCCTGCATTTCTTTGGCTGCGGTTGTCTCAGCCTGCTCCACCTCGGCCTTCTCCTTTCGGCGGTTGTACCTCCATGAAAAGAAATACCCCAGACCACCACCACCGAGCAGCAAACTAACTACGTTAAAGATATCAGCAAATGTTATTTCCATCACTACCTCCTTTTTACGTTCTTTGGTTGGTGTATTATATTAGAGCGTTCACCTGTGCAGCAATGCTTCTTGCAATTCTCTGCGTGAAAGTGTTCGGGTGTATCTGGTCACTTGAATAGATACCATAGGTGTACGGGCTGTAACCGCTGATATTGTAACCATCCACGACAGGTATCGCCATATAGTTGCACATCTTGATGATGAGGTCACGTTTGGCCTCTTGCTCAGCCACCGTTCTCGTTCCTCTCTTGATAGGTGTCACGCATACGATGGTGGCCTCTGGGAACTTGTTCTGCAATGTTTCCAAGCACCAACGCAATGACGAGCAGATTGTGAGCTTCGTCAGGTTGCCGTAGTTCTGCGATACAACCGTATCGAAGTCATCCGTGATTACGCTGTCATTTGTACCCATAGCGATGAAAATAAGATCGGGTTTCTCAGTCGTACCGCCCAAGCCAGTAGCCACCGTTGTATCAATCGTGTATGTCGTGTTGTTGCTCTTGATAGTCCATGAGATCTGCTCGCCCAAAGGAGTAACGAACTGCAACAGCTTCAGCACCTCGTTAGGTAGCGTTCTGTTATGTGCTGTACCTGAATGCGTGAAGTCCTGCGTGGTGTCCTCCCAGTTGCAGATTGTTGCCAGACCTTCCGCAAGGTTGCCGAAGTCAACCTGCGTACCCTTCATCGGGAACGACATACCCAGCTCTCCCCTCACGAACTCACCGATGTCGGAGGCATCGTAAGATGTAATGCTGTCACCCATTGCATACATGCGCTTTCCGTGGTTCTTCATGGCAAATGCGGCAGTTGTCGCGTATTTCTGTATGCGTATTCCGTCAGTGTTCTTTCCGTTCACATACATATAAAAGTCGCTGTCCGTATTGTTGCATACCAAGATGTCACCCGTAAGGTCGGTATCGCTTAGGTAAGCCTTCAATACACCCGTAAGGTCGGCAATGAGATAGCCACGGTAATTGTTGAAGGAGCGGAACTTTACCTTTGCCACGTCTCCCTTCTTCATCAGGAACGGAATGCCGAAGCCATAATATCCGTTATATGTGCCAGCCGAACCAGTGACAGGCATCATGCTTGCATCTGCGTAGGTGTCATCTACGATTATTGTATCGTCATGCCTATACGGAAGTTTCTTTATCATTGAGAGGCTGGTATAACCAGACACATAGAGGTATGCCGCACCTTCCTGACCGACCTCAAAGACACCACCGCAACTATTTGAGTTAGTCAAATAATACAATGCTTTCTCGTCAGCATCACCGACTATTACGGGTTTAATGTTGGAAAGTCCCTTTGTCTTGATCGCGAAAATATCACCTTTCTTGCAGGGTATTCGGATGCTTGAAAAACTTGCATTTGTAACTGATGTTATGCTTGCGCCAATAGCTGTGGTATTGTAAGCCTTTCCCGTAACGATCTGCGATGAGTAGTTGATCTCCCTCAACACCTTCTCATATCCGTTTTCCATCTCGGTCTGCACACCGTCTATCTTGTTGTCAAGAAGCGTGATTTTCGACTGCCAAGCATAGAGGATAATTGTATGCACATCGTCACTATTAGCCTTGCAGAAACGCACATATCTTGCGTTGGCTGGAATCTGTACGGTTGTCTCCACGGTACATGGGGAACCGCTGATGAATGAACTCTCCGAATTGGATGAGTAGAATGCAACAGCAAGTCCAGATGTTGTGCCAGCAGTTGCACCGATGGTAACACTCAGCCAGTTTGCACCTATCGGGATAAAGTTTGTTGTCATTCTCCATGCTCCTGCTCCTGACGATTCTGCACCTGAAGTGTTGATATATTTTCCTGTCGTGAAAGTGTATGTGCTGGCAACGCTTATCGTTCCGTCAGCTACCCTGTCATACAACTCTGGGTAGGCATCCGCGCTGCGAAGCAGAGCATCGCTATTGGCGAACTCCGTACTGATGGAAGTATCTTCCACCTTCTGCCCCGTTGCGAACTTTCCACCACCTCCACCACTTGCGCACTGGTATTGTGTTCCATCATAGAACACCTCCAGAACATCGCCTGCATCCCAGCTGTTTGATGATGAAGCCTGCTCTCCGTTATAGTAGAGTGCCTTTGCTCCCGTTCCGTTGATGTTCAGGGTTACGCTGTCAGCCGTATTCCCGTATGTCATTTTGATACGGATGCAACCGCCGTTTGTCAGGGCGTAGCCCGTTGCGCTGATCGTCTTTGCCGCAGTCGCAGCCGCCGTGTCGCACACGTAATACCCGAGCATGGCCACCAGCTTGTCGAGCGTTGCCTTATCATCCGCAGACATCAGCCCTGCCTTCGATGCCGTAGCTGCCAAGATCGTGAACGTGGCAAGAGTCTCGGCATTCCCTCCGATGGTGGCCTTCAATGCCTCCGTGATCTTGGTAGTCACATCATCGCCAGCCGTGGTGTCTTCAAACTCCATGTGGTTCAGCATTCCGTCAAGCGTCTTTTTGTCCTCAGCAGACATCAAACCAGCCTGCAATGCCGTGGCAGCCACGAGTGTCAATGTTCCGAGAACATGGGCATTGCCTCCCACCGTCACCTCCACGTCCAGCATGGCCTTCGTAGCCTGCTGCGCTGACGGGGTGTTGTACACGAAAGCCATCGTGTCGAGAATGGTCGTAATATTGTCGAACAACTGCTGCAGGGCAGAGTTGATCGTATCACCCGTACAGCCTCTTGTCTCGCCTTCCGTCACACTACCAGACAGACGCACACCGATGTCCACCACCTCCTGTGTCCATGAGCCGTTGTAACGGAACACTCCATAGCATCCGTTCTCAATGGTGACCGCATCACCATAGCCCGTGTACGAACCGCTACCCGCAAGATAGAATACGTTGTAGTCAGGGTTACCAACATTCCCGCTATGCTGAGCCACACCGCCGAACATATACCCGCCTGCGATGCTGTTGATGATCGTCAGCAGGACATCTTGCAGGATAGCACCCGTTATCTCCTCATTGCCGTTCGTCTTTATGACATTGGCAACCGCCGCTTTTAATTGACTGAAATCTGCCATAATACTATTCCGTTATATCAAAGTCGTTGTTAAAGTCATCGTTAAAGTCACCCTTTATGTTTATCGGGAACAGCTTCACGTACGGGAGCTTCTTCAGTATGCTGTCCGTAGTGAACTCCATCTCCACGCTCGCCAGATCACCCTGCACCTCCCACTTGGGTGTCATGAGGAACGTGTCGCTGGTGTACTGACGCCCGTACTTGTCCGTCACCAGAACATGATCCGCCATCCGTATCATACGCATGACATCGAGCAGGTATTCAGGGGCAAGCGCAGTGCAACGGTACGTCTTCTCGCTGATCTGCTTCTCAGGGAAGAATATCCCGTCACGCTTCTCACCCTCCTCCTCAAAATCATAGTCAGGCTTACCCAGCTCCGTGTCGAAATACACCTTGTTATGGAACTTGTTGCTCCCGTCATACTCATAGACTATGCGGCCACCCTGAAAGATGAAGTCCTCCTCGTCCCACCATTCTATTTTGAGATACGGGGAAATATCTCCCACCACCGTGAACACATCGCTGAACCAGTTATCCACCCCATCCGACAAACGGATATAGTACCTCCCCTCTGGTATGGAATATCCGAACGGCAGCCACGCGGGGTACACTATCACATCATAGTCCGTGAAGCTCTTGACCACCAGACCAGTGTCGCTCAGTGACGTATAGAGATTCGTCACGTAGTTCCCATCAAGGTCAAACAAAAACGCACTCGATACTCCATTGTTCCTGTGCGCCCTGATGATCTGGAACGGCGGCACGTACGATGTCTCGCAGTACAGCGGATATGTCTGCCCGTAGGCGTAGCTCCTGCGGTGGTTCTGCAGGTTGATGTCCGTATAGAACGGTAATATGCTTGTATTTGCCTTCATTCTTCGTCCTCCTCGTCATTATTGATTACGTATGTAGGATATCCCAGCGTCACCTTCGCAATGCGTGAGAGAAGCTGCATTGTCATTTTCTGCACCTCCCCGTCACCGATGGTCGTGCGCACCAGTTTCTGTATATCGAGGTCATTGATCCCGCACGGCACTTTCACCTGCTGCGTCCTTCCGAGCATGATGCCGTCAGCCGTGGCATCCGTTCCGTTCACCTTCAGCGACCATGACGGCATGTTGTATGTCAGGTAGTTCGGCTGCAGTGCCACCATTGCAAGATATCCGTTCTGCACCACGTACTGCTGTCCTCCCGCACTGATGTTGACCATCGGCAATGTCATGACACCTCCAGAGCTCACCGCCGCCATCAAGGCGAAGCCGTCCTCGCTGACGTTTGACGGATTGAGCAGAATATAGTCAATATCCGCGTTGAAGCCTGAGATGTTCACCTCCTCAATCTTGCCGCGCTCCACGAACGTACCCACCACCTCGATAGGCTGACCACGGAACACGTCCGTAGCTTCGTCCATCCAAGCATACTGATAGCGCTCCGCCATGTCCGACTTGGAGTATTGCCACTCCCCCGTCAGGTACGACCATGCACGACCAGAGCGCGGGTTGATCATGTTCGTCAAATCTGCACCCACCGCACGCGAGCCGCTGTATGTTCCTCCATTCTTGAAAAACGAGATGTGCTCGATACGCAGCTTGTTTCCCTCGATGAACCAATACAGCCCGTACACGTTCTTCAGCATGGCCAGCACCGTGCCGAGCGTTATCGGTGCGTTCATCGCAGGCTGGCTGTACTCACCCCGCAAGAGATTCGTTTTCTGGGTGATGAATAACGTACCACGCTGCACGCTTGGCTTCACGGGATTCGTCAGCCCGTAGAGGAACTGGCTGTATTCTGCCGTAGCATCAAATGTCAGCGTGCTATCCACCTTCGCCAGCAGAGCCTTTATGGTGGTAGTCAGTGAGTAGGCATCCCGCAGGGTGAACACCTTCTGCTGCGACTGCGAATCGGTGTATGACGGAACGGCCACCCAGATAGAGGCGTTTCCCCACAACGTGCGTGCAATAGGCTGGAATCGTTTCCCGACCACTACAGGGGCAACATAGTACTTCCCGTCATCCGTTCTTCCCCACGGAGTAGGATCATCCGACAACACACCAGAGATAGCACCTATCGTTGCGTTTCCCAGCGTAAACCGCATGACCTTGAAAGATGAAAGATGCCCCATATACACGTTTGCATACAGCCACGCCGCACCTGCTGGCACGGTGATCGGCTGTTCGTCATATTCATACGTATAGTTCGTTCCGTACGGCTCTGCGCTGATGAAATCTCCGTTTGCATCAAACCACGTTATGAACGGAACGCCATTACCTCTCATCCTTCCGCTGAAGGCAAGCTGCCTGCCTGCCGTCACCTGATATTTCCGACATGAATAGTCATTGTTTGCCGTCCATACTCCGAGAGGATTCACGAAGCCATTATACAGCGTATCATCCGGGTTTATCACCACCGTCACCAACGGCGCATAGGTGGAGCAATATCGGTAATTGCGGTTGTACCCCACCAGATCATCCTCTGGCAACGGCTTGTTTGTCGCAACGTCCGTCAGCACACGCGTGTACATTCGGTACGTCCTCTGCTCCGCGTTCACCGTTCCCGATCCTGCATCGTTGTCAAACGTGAAATCCTCATTATCCACCTGCACGCTGCTCTCATCACCGTCATACGTTGAATAGTGGTGGTACATCACCACCGCATCACTCTGCCGTACTATCTGGATAGTGGAAACACCTACCGCAACGGGCTTGGGACCTATCGTCTCGGTCGTGCAGACAATGACGTAGCCCGTACTCTCCTTTGGTGTCAGCCACCCGCTGTATTCTCCCGTATTGTTGTCATACGACAAAGTGCCGATGTACAAGCCATTGGCGGCAGGTAAGCCTGTTCCCGATATCGTTATCTCCCTTTGTATTGAGTCGAGGTTGAAATTGTAGTGTTCCACCATCGCCTCATCATCGTCCACCGCACTCGCATCCTGCTCCCAGACCATACCCGAAAGCATGCACGTCACCTTGCTGTCACCAAGCACATAAGCCTGCAAGAGAGGTCGCTTCGTGATATTCACCCGCGACACCTCATTTGTGATCTCCACGAGGTTGTACTCGTTATCCAGACCAGCGAGAATGTCCGTGTACGCATCCTTCGTATCGGGCTGCACCGTAACCTTGCAATCGTCCGTATTGATCACACAGTCGGTGGCATGGAACTGCCCCGTATGGTAGTCCTCCCATGTCGCACCGCCGTCCACCGATTTCTTCAGCACGACAATGAACTGATGCCCGAAGTCCTGTCCTATCTGCTGCATGATGAACTGGTAATCGTCACCGAGGAACACCAGCTTCGAGCCGATCTTCTCACGGAAGAAACGCTGCCCCGTCTCCATCGTGTACTCGATGTTGACATCGTCAGGATAGACGGGATATACCTGCCCGCCGTCCAGCATCCATTTATACATCACGTTCCTCATTGCACCTTCACCTTTCGTTTGACGTTCTTATACTCATACACCATGTAGCCGTTACCAGCATACACGCGGCTCTCTCCCTGCTGTCTTATCTGCCGTACGTCATCACTTAGACCGGAAATGTCTGTTCGTCCGTCCACAACGACATTAAGCCCGTCAGCGCGATATGCGCCCATGTATTTCTCCGCGAACGTGCCATCGTTCAGGGCATTTATTACGCTCGGTATCTCGGTGCGGTATTTCCTGCTGCTCCTCTTGTTGATCACGGCAAAGAACTCCCCACCTTCCGCACGTCTTCTTGTTCCGTCCTTCTTTCGTCCGAGGTCGATATCATTACCTGACTGGTGGCTTCCACCCTCCAGCAGTTCCACCGTTCCCTCGCCGTACTCCTCAGTGTTGCCGACCATCTGCGCTGCCTTTATTTTCGACAAAGCAAACGAGCCCCACATCACGGCAAGGGCAGGGATAGCCCACGGGAAGCCCAGCTGCGACCAGATCAAGGATGATGCCGTCACCATGTTAGACACCTGCTGCAACGCCTGTATGGCCATCTGCTGCTTCTGTGCCTTCGCCTGCTCCTGCAAGGCCTTCTGCTCATTCTTCTTTGCAAGGTCGAGTTCCTTCTGCGCCATCTGCACATTGTTCGCATATCCATTTGCACGCGCCTCAATCTCAGCCAGAAGCACATCTTGTGCCCTGTCCACCTCACGCGTGGCGAGTTCCGCTTTCTTGTCAGCCGCCTGCACGTAGGCATCCATGAACTCGTTCAGGCTGTCCACCGCATACTGCACGCTGGTACTGATAGCCTCCTTTTTCTCATCCGAGAGATTAAGCCCCAGAATGTCGTAGATATCCCGATTGCCCTTGTTCTGCTCCAGAGCCTTGTCGATAGCCGCTATCTGCTCATCAATGATGGCCTTCTCCGTTGCGGTGAGTATCTTGCCGTCACGCTTGTATGTGTCGAGTAGTTTCTGCAAGCGTTTCTTCTCGGCCTCCAGACGCATCCGTGTCTTCTCGTTCTCACTCGTTTCAAGGTTGTCGATCTGCAGTTCCGCCAGTTGTTTCTCCTTCTGGGATGCCTGCTCGTCAAGCCTTATCTGCTCCTGCTTGGCTTTTTCTTCATCCTTGCGTTTCTTTTCCTCTGCGGCCTGCAAGTCCTTCGATTCCTTTTCATATATCTCCGCGAGTTTCTGCTGCTTCTGTTTTTCAAGGTTTACAATGGTTTCCGTCAAAGCTGTGCGTGCCTTCTCCGTCAGGTTCTTGTCCTCGTCAAGTTTACGCTGCAAGTCCTCCTTCTGCCGTTCATAGGAAAGCATCACAGCCTCCCTCTCTCGGTTGTACTTGTTCTCAATCAGCGCTACCGAAACGTCCTCGCTCTTGCGTATCGCATCGCGCTCATTCTTCTCCCTTTCCTGACGCGCTTTTTCTGCGGCCTTTGCAGCCTGTTCCGCTGCGCGTTCCGAACTCTTACCGCTTCCCTTTGACGATCCACCGCCACCACTGCTGATTGTACCGCCACCGCCACCTGCGGTTCCACCAGACGAAGAATTACCTGTGAGTACGTCCTTTGACCTGCGTTCGTACTCATCCCTCATCTTTACGGTGGCATCGATAGCCGCCTGATACATCATTTTCTTGGCACGGATTGTAGGAACAAGATTCGTAGCCGCACCTCCCAGCTTGTCAAGCTCCTTCTGCAGTTTCAGGATATCCTTGTTATATTGAGCCACCACATTATGCGCAACGGCCTCCTTATGTCCTGATCCGCTTAGGTAGCTTATCTGCTTGTCCACCTTTGAGGATGAGCCATCACCACCGCCGTTCAGCTTCTTTAGCATAGCTGAAGCCCTACCCGCTGACGTAGTGAGCGTATCAAACATTCGTACTGCTGACGCGAGCCAATCCACGAGCGTTTTCAGCAGACCGTTCGACTGGTTGATATGCAAGTTCAATCCCTCCCAAGCGGATGAAAGAGATTTCAGTGCGCCATCGAGATTGTCAGTCATCGTGTCCGCCATCTTCTTTGCCGTGCCATTGCAGTCGGAAAGTTCTTCATGCAATTTCCTCACCGCATCCGTACCTGCAAGGAACGTGTTGAAAGCAGCCACGCTACGCTTGTCCGTAAGCTGTAACGCTTCACCGAGGTCGATGCCCCGATCCCTCAATGTCTCAAGACCATTTACCAGCGTTTCAAGGTTGGTCACTGGCTCGCCCAACGACTTTGCAAGATCACCGTTGGCATCCGCAAGGTTAAGAATGATGTTACGCGTTGCCGTAGCTGCGCTTGAAGCATCAAAGCCAGCATTTGCCAACTGACCAAGCAACGCCAGCACCTCCTCGATCTCAAAGCCGAAGGCATTGGCCACAGGCGCAACCGTTGAGAGGGAGCTGTTCAGCGACTGGAACGACAGCGCACTCTTAGTCGTAGCCGCCGCCATCTTGTCCACGAACTCCTCAGTGTGTGTGGTGTCCTTCTCAAACATACGGAGAGCCGCACCTGTCAAGGATGCCGCATCCGCAAGTGACGCACCCGTGGCCTGTGCGAAGTTCAGCACCGCAGGTGACATATTCAAGATGTCCTGTACCGAGTAACCGAGTTTTGCCAGCTCCGTCTGCAACTGCGCAACCTCCGAAGCCGTGAATACGGTCACGCTACCCAACTGCTGCGACTGATCCGTTAGCTCCTTTATCTGGTCTTTTGTCGTTCCGAGAATGGCCGCTAAAGTACTTATGCTCTTTTCGTACTCGCGAGCCGTGGCGATGTTATCCTTCATCACTCCAACGGCTGCTACGCCTGCCGCCATCCATGAGCTTATACCAAGTGTCAGCTTGCTTGCTACAGACGCAACACCTCCCATGCTGGATTTCAAGCTACCGAACATACTGCCGAGGTTACCCCATGCCGATGAATAGTTACCGACATTCAGCTGGAACTTACCCGTAGCCTCCTGCAGTTTCTTCATCTGCTCATAGATGGCCGCAGCCTGCTTCTCCATGTTGCGCCCTGCCTCGGTGTTCTTCCTCTCCTCCGCAGTCAGCTTGTTCAGCTCTATCTTCAGCCGTGAGTATTCTGCCGACAACTGATTGTAGCTGCCCTTCACGTTCAGCGCCTCTTTCGCCGCCACCTTGTTCAGGTTGTTCTGCTCCCTGATCTGCTCCTTCAGCTTGGCTATCTCCTTGGCTGTCTCCGACTGAGCAAAAGCAAGATCACGCTCTGCCTTCGCCAGACGCTCCGCATCGGAAGCCGCCCCGCGAATCTGCTGCCTTCCCTGCTCGGTCGCACCCGTCACCTTCTGCTGCGCCTGCGCGGTTGTCTTTGCCTCCGCCTGCACCTTCTGCAGTAGTGAGGTGTAAACCTGCTCCAGTTGCTCCAGTTGTGCCACCAGCTTCTCGATTGAATCATCGGGAATTATCAGGTCGCTGTACTTTATCGGATTCTCAGCCATTTTTATAATATTCGTTATTTTCTTTATATTTTCATTCTAAGCGGTTTTCTTTCCGCAGGTATGTAATTTATCATTCAAGGGATTTCAACGCCTTAGAGCGCGTTTATTTGCGCCCTGCGCCTGTTCTTTCGCCAGATTGTACGCCGCATAGTATTCCATGACGGTCATACCCTTCGCATCCTTGCCTATCGACTGCGTGATGAGCAGGCACATTCTTTCGTACTGCCTTTCCTGCTCCACCTCCGCACCTTCGCTACCGCTCCACCTTCTGGGCTTGCCGAACATCACCAAGCGGTCGGTCACCGCATCGATCATCTTCTTTCGCTCCTCGGTATATCCCTCAGTGACAGCCTCCAGCATGAGCATCGTCCTCTCCTTCATCAGGTCGTAATACTCCTTCGTGCTTGCCACATCGAAGATGGCGGGATAGCATACCGTCAGCTCGTCATCGATTTTTTTTTTGACCTCCGTTGTGAGGTCTCTCATCTCGTTGTACGGCACTCCGTTCAACAATTCGTACGTGCGGCGCAGTCCCGCATCGCTTATGTCCTCGCAAGGCTTCCCGTCCACCTCCGCCACCAGTGCCATGAAGGCAAGATGTTTCGGGGAGCACTCATTTAGTATCATATAGACGTTCTGCCTGAGGTTCTCCATCTCCCTGCCTGCCTCCTCCTTTTTGTCGTTACGGATGAAGGCCGCCACCCTCTGCAGGTGGTTGTCAAGAGCCGACAGGTCACCACCTATCCCCGCATCCACCATCACCAGAGCGTTGTACTTGTGGAAACGCCGCATCGGCAGCTCATCGATGGCATCATACACGCTCACGTCATGCTTCCCGATCTTCGTCTTTCTCATATCAGCACGCGTGTTATGGGTGTGGCAAGGAACGGCAGCACCAGCCACCGCACATCAAGCAATATCACGGCAAAGACAAACGACACCGCCACGCACGCCCACCATGACAGGCACAGCGAGCAGTTCGCCATCTCCGCCAGCAGTCTATCCCCGTGCACCTGCAGCCATTCTATGCCGCCCCATTTCCGTGCGAGCAGCAAGGCGAAGGCCGCCAAGAGTGCCACGATCAAAGTTCTCGTTATCATATACAGGCATTGTTAATTCTCATCTCACCATCAAAGCGGTAGGCCGCAAAGGGCGACATCATGTACTGGTTGTCCACCTCGTCCATAGTGAAGCCCTGAAACACGTTCTCCGCTCTCTCATATATCCGTGCCACGCTGATGCTTCCCTCGCGTATCCACGCCTGACCGTTCAGCACATGCAGCACGTCCTCCTTCACCTTCTCAGTATCACGCTCGTCATGCTCGTCAATGGTGCGGATATCCACCCAGACGATAAGCGAGAACGGCGAGCGCAAACGGCTCGTCTCACCAGCAGACCATGTGACCTGCTGCGGCTCATCCATGACAAAGAAACAATAGTTCCCCAGCCTCTGGTCGGGTGTCAGCAGAAGGTACTCACGCTTGCCCCTGTACCAGTTGGGCGTGAAATATTTCTGCCCGTTCTGCACCTTCACCAGACGCTCGCACCTGCCGAACACATGGTCGAGCCATAGGCAGTTCGCTGCAAGCCCGTCCTGCACATATCCGATCACCCTGTCAAAGAGGTGCGGGTGCTGCCGTTTCTCTATTCTCTCTAAGCCCATAGTATTGCCCTCATTCGTTGTATCATCTCATCCATGATCCCGCCCTCATGCAAAAGACGCGACCACCTCTCGTCAGTCAGTCCGAAATTCTTCATCCCGTACTTGTTCATGATACCAGCCGCGTAGTTCGTTTCAGGTAATATATATATGCTCTCCGCACCGAAGCCCACACCGAGGTCGTTATGGAAGACACCCGTTATGTAGAGGTTGGGGGCATCGGGATTGCGCTTTGCCGCGTAGGGGTAGGATAGTGATCCCTTCCATGCCGCGTACCTCCCTGCACTCTCCTTTGAATGGAACCATCCGTTTGGTTTCAAGTCCTCGCTGTAATACGGCCGTAAGTCCTTCCCGCTGCTCGCCTTACCCTCCAAGAGCTGCTCGCGCTGCGAGGTGATGATCTCCTCACGGCGTTTCTCGAACACCTCCCTCTGCATCGTTCCGTCCATCGCGGCCTTCAGCATACGGGCATTGGCCAACAGCGTCTCTGGCATCATACGGTACGGTATTTCACGCCGACAGGTCGGCAGGTTAGACAAATGCGGTCGATGCCGCGAGTATCAATATCAAGAGCCTCGTAAGCCTTCTTCAGTTCATACCCCAGACCAGTAGCCCGTCCGTCAGTGTTGCCGTCCACCTCATAGAGCAGTTCATTACGGCTCGCGTTGGACTGGTTTCTGTTCACCCTGACATTCGGGTTCAGTGCCAGCGTCCTGAGTATTGTTGCCGCCATCTGCCTTTGCAGAACGGTGGCGAAGATGTCACGCTGAGAGATGATGAAATCGGTGAGATCGCAGGCCACCGTCACCTCAACATTCATTCCGTAGTTCAATGTATTCGTATAGACGTTCTCGCTGATATCCCACAATTCAGGGTATTCGGCGAAATCATCCGAAGCGGGAACACGGAACGGCGAGATGTTCAGGTACTTTGTCAGCTCCCTCCATCCTGCAAGGTCACCGATATTGCACGTACCGCACGGCTCTCTGCTCCAATCCTTGCTGACATTGATAGCCTCCATCCCCACGGGCAGCTCGTCCTCGTCATAGACAAGATACCATGATCCCCCGCTGTCCTTGTCACCACGGATATAAGGCAGATACCAGTCCGTCAGGTCAAACCATTGGAAGCCGCCGTTCGTGCGGGTGTACTCCAGATCAGCCGTGTACAGCGGTTCAACACGCGAAGAATGGAACAGGTACACACGCACCGTTCCCGTACCGCCCGTAAACTGCAGTCCTATACGCCCTATCTTTGCCGTGACACCCATCGCATACGCTGGTGTTATCTCCATTCCCACCAGACGGCCTTTCGGCTCAATGGAGGCGTTTATACGACCAGCACCATCAAAGAACGTCCTACGCTCCAGCAGGTTCTTGCTCTCCTTCAGGATGCTCTTGATCTGGAGGAATGTCTGCACCACCTGTGCCGCGCACTGGTCACCCAAGTCCATGAGGAAATCATTGAGGATCGAGAACGGTTGCCATTTGTCGGTGGCGGTTGTCGGGTCGCTTGCCGTATTGTCAGCCATAGCGATGTAAACGTCCTCACCCTTACGCACCTTGTTACCCTTCTCATACTCCACTGCATTGCTCCACTCAGGATATCGCATGTAGTAGTCCTCGGGCATCACGCACCGCACATTCTCCAATGTCACCAACGGGTGCGCTCCCTGATAGGTCAATCCGCTCGCGCTCTCTGTCAGTGATTCATCCAGACGGTCTTCTGGCGAGTAGCCCTGCTGCCACCCGACCAGTCCTCGCATTGCCTCCTGTATCTCCTTGATTCGTATCATTGTCTTTCAGTTAAAAAGGGGAACGGGACACTATCGCCCGTCCCCCTGCTGACACATAAACACTATCACGTATGACGCTTAGGTCGTGAAGTCGAAGTCCGAAGCGTTGGCCACGTACACAGGCATTGCAATCGGAGTACCTGTAGCAGGTGCTGCGATCTGTGCCTTCATGATGGGGTTGGCAACGGTGCTCGGTGCGCTGTTGTAGGCGATGATGAATGCCACGTCAACGGAGAAACCGAAGTACTCCTTCACGTTGCAGGTCATGTCCGCACTTGCGTCACCAGCGATGCTGCTCTGGTCACCCACTGCAGTGTAGTAGTGAGAGCCTACGGGCAGGTCGATGTACGGCAGGCGTACTACGTCCCACTCATGGAAGTTCGCGCTTGCACGGCGCAGAGCCTCACGGTCAACGCGGGTGAGGACACCCACATTACCGTCAGCAACGGCATAGAATGTACCGTACTGATAGTCGGCATTGGCGAGCTGGGTTGTGTAGTGCAGCACCTTTCCGTCATACTCCATGCGCTTGTTTACATCATTGTAAACACCGTGCTGGGCGAGCTTACGGATCAGGGCATCCACACCAGCGTTACCGATGATATGGATCATCTCTGGGTATGCGTTGGCACGCATCATCGGGTTGATGTCACCCAGAATCTCGGTGGCGAGCTGGTTGGGAACAGCGAGAGTGTTGCTGCTCACGGTGTACTGGAGTGCATCCTTGTACACCTGTGTCTTGGCAGCCTCCAGAGCTGCGATTGCGGCGGTGTCAAGAGAAGTTGCCAGAGCGCGGCAGATCTTCTCCATCTTACGCTCGAAATCGTGCTGGTAGTCGATCTCGTTGTTCATGTAGAGTGTCGGCACCATTGTGAAGCCCACTGCGTAGGTTGTCCAGACAACGGTGTAGAGTGCTGAGGTGTTCTCATCATCGCTGATGGCACACGCACGCACGTTGCTGACGGTCACGTCCCCGTCATAGTTGATAACTGGAACCTGCACGGTATTGCCGATTGACGCGAAGGCACGGTCGCGCAGGTTCTGGCTGATGATTGAGTTCGGGGCATCGGTCTGCTCAATGAAGAAGTCCAAAGCACCGTACTCTAATGGGCGAGTCATGTTGCGATCCAACTCGGGATTGCTGATACGCCAGTTTTGAAGTCTCGTTGCTACTAAACTCATAGTCGTTGCATTTTAATGGTTGATTGTATTGAGCTTACCCCCTGCCCGTTATCGAAAATTTCAGTTTATCGGCAAAGCGGAGATATTGTTCTCCCTCCATGCCTTGGTCATGGCTTCTTGGAACTGCTTGCTCCCGTTCACCATTCCCTGCTTCATCAGTTGCCGTGCGATGATGTCCTGCGCCTCGGTCTGGGTACGCGCCTGAGTGACGTCCACTGCCACCCCTGCACCTCCACCCTGCGGTGGCTTTGTTCCTGATCCCTCGGCCTTGCGACCTTCGTCAAGAATACCCATTGCCTTCAGCTCCTTCACCAGAAGGTCAGCCGCCGTGAACGGCTCGAGCTGCTTCTCTGGGTTGCGTAACGTCTGCCCGTCTGCATCCTTGAATGTCAGTCTGCGACCTCCGCGCCCGTCATCGATAAATTCGGGATTCATCCCTCTCACCTTTGAC